TGACGTTGAGGCATCAAAATTAGTCAGGAGTATTGAAACTGATTTACCAATTGATGGGGAGACTAATCCGGCGGAAAATACAAAAGGTATTGCAACCACGGTAACGCCTGATTTTAGTACATTTAAAACTGAATACGAAGGTCTATCATTTTATTTTGAAAACGATATTCCTAAACCATCAAACACAAACGCGAATTACGAACCGTTATATAAATCGTACAATACTGAAACAATGCAAAAAAAATATGTTGAAAACGCGAAAACATATTTTGACCCTGATTCACCTTTTTGTAAAAAAAATGAAACTTATTGTACTGAAAATAGAGAAGTAGAACCTTTTTTCAAAAGTGTGATAGAAAACAATTACAAAAAATTTACAGAAGGAGAAAAAAATTTTATTACCGATACTTATAAACTTTTTAATGAAAAACAAGCGTTAAGTATGACTATAACCGTTCTTGGTTCAGCGTCGGCGTTAAGTGATGTGGGATATAATCAAAAGTTATCGGAAAGAAGGATTAAGGCGATGGAAAACTTTTTAAAAACAAAAGAGGTTGGTGGAGTGAAATTGGAAGAATTTTTTAAAAATGGACAAATAAAGATTATTCCTGAGGCTAGTGGTGAAACTACAAAAGTAACACCTAAAGGAGAAGGTAAATTTTCTGGAGTTGAAGTTAATTGTAATAAAAATATAACAGGAAGTACAGGAGGAAGTGTTGCAGGCAAAGTAACAAACAATGGTTCTCAATGGTACTCAACAAACGCAATGGCTTGTAGAAGAGTTGCAATTAAAAATATTAGTATAGAACCAATTATTTCAGTTGATGTTACTGTAGGAGAAACTGACCCGGTTCAGAAAAAAACAATAACCACTGAAACAATTATACCAAAAAAACCAAAGGTTGAAAAAACAATAACCCAACAAGAAAAAGAAGGAATTTCAAAAATAGTTTTAAGAAATTTGTTAACTGAATGTGATTATTTTTCATTAATACAAGAAAAAGACCCAATGGTTTATGATTCAATTAAACAAAAAATAAAATATTTCACACCCGCATTTCATTCTATGACTCCAGAGGGACTTAATTCGAGAATAACTTTTTTGAATCAATGCGTCAGACCTGGAGAAACAATACCTGTAATTGGAACTGACGGAAAACCAAAATATAATGATTCTTTAAATACTTCATTTGGTGCTCCACCGGTTTTGGTTTTAAGAATAGGTGATTTTTATCACACTAAAGTTGTTCCAGACAGCATGGCATTCACTTACGAACCTTTTATATATGATATGAATCCCGAAGGTATTGGAATTCAACCAATGATTGTCAACGTAACTATGAGTGTTAAATTTATAGGTGGTCACGGATTATCTAAACCAGTTGAACAATTACAAAATGCTTTATCTTTTAATTATTATGCGAACACAGAGATATATGACGAGAGAGCGGTTTGGACGGAAAATACCTCAGCTTTAGATAAAGAAGTACTTCAATCAATCGTTGAAAAAGAAGCAGCTGCGTCACCTCCTGTTCCACAAAACCAACCACAAAATAACGGAGGCACAACAATTGGGGAGGTAATAACTAATATTCCGGTAACTGATGGACAAACAGGAGAAACATCATATCAAAAAATAATGGATAGTTTAGTAGATAACACCAAAACATATATGGAAAATGTTTTTAACACTATGGAAAAAATAATGTTACAAACTAATTTTGGTATTATGCAACTTGTTAGTCAAAAAAGAAAATATTTTAAGGGCAAAATTAAGGCAGACGCATCTAATGATGTTATTTTATATGGTAAACCTGAAGGTGAAGGAGGTAGAATAGATAAGTTATTTGAAAATGTAATAATTGGTATTAAAGATAGAACAAACCCTATAATGGATTATTTGTTTAATGGTGTTAATAATAATGGGTTTAGTGATAAAGATATTGAATTAGTAACCACTAACATGATTAATTATGTTAACGAATTAAAATCTCCATTATCAACTTCAGTAGCGACATTATTACAAGAATTAATTTTGTTTGAACAAGATTATATTCAAATAATAAGAAAATGTAATTTAGTTTATGATAAGACTGATGGAAAAATATTAGAATCTGGTGACCCAAGAATCTATACAATTTCAGGAACCGATAATGTAAGTAATCTTAGTACTAATAACCCTCAAGATACTTATATAGAATTTTTTGATGATTTTGAAACTTTATCTTCTTGTTTACAGCAATATAATCAAAATATATTAACATATATTGAAGTTTTTGATGACGGAACATCTTCTTCTTATGAAGACGGAGACTTCCAAATGGCAAACGAACAAAATTTTACAGGTAATAATAATGAACTTTTCTTTAGTGTAATGGCTAGAATTCTTGCAGATAATAATAAAAAAGAAGAATTTAAAACCAAAATAATATCAGGTGACCTTTTAAAGGTACCAAATTTAAAGAAAAAATTTAATAAAATTGTTGATAATTTATCAAAATCTTACTCTAATGAATTAAAAGATGAAGAAAAACTTTTCACAAAAATTAAAAAATCTAAAGAATATAAAGACTTAATAGACGGTATCACTGAAAAAATGTACCCAAAAGGAAAACTTAGAAAGTTTAATTACACAACAGTTCCTGGAGGAAATCTAAACCAACAAACTCAAGATGTTAAAAATCTATACAAAACACAAAATATAGATAATGACGATACATGGACTAATAAATACATACTTTTATAAAAATGGGAAAACAATACTATAATAGATATAATAATTTTATTATTAATGGGGAACAAACTGTAGTTCCTTATATTAATCTACCAAGTAAAACCACAGATAAAAGGTATATTTATAAAGTCGGACAAAGTAGATTAGATAAAATTTCACAACAATATTATGATTCCCCAACATTTGGATGGTTAATAATGTTAGCGAATCCGATTTATGGTGGACAAGAATGGCAAATACCTGACGGTTCTATATTGACAATTCCATTTCCTTTAGTAGCTTCTTTACAAGATTACAATAACGAATTAAATAACCATTTCTTCTATTATGGTAGATAAAACAGAAAATATATTAGTAGAATTTGACTACAACAACATTACGGTAATAGACCCAAACAAGGTTATTGATGAAAACGGAAAGGCAAAAGAAAGATTTGTAAATCAAGAAGATTTAGTTATGTATGCCAATTTAGAGTGTAATGTTTTACCAAGAACGAAATTGGCCTTAGGGGTTGCGAGTAACGACCAAATACAAACTGTATCAATTGCTAGTATTAATTTTTTAAAACCAGGGGGAAAAGAATTTTTAGATAATTCTTGGACTGACGAATTAACTGGAAAAGATACAATACAAGGTAAAGGGGTTAATCAACCAAATTTAGAATCGATTAAAAACCCAAAAAAAGACAATGATTATTACATAAGACAAACAATATCATCTAATGGAAAGGCCGGTGCGACTGATAATGGATTATTAGGAATTACTTCTATTGACATTAGACAGAATACTTCCTTTATGCCTGTTATTACAATAAAATTAATAGACGTAAAAGGTAGAGCATTGTTTGAGTCAGGAGATAATTCACCATATGCCGCATTTTTTAATCTACCGTATCCAATGTTTAATTTAACAATAAAGGGATACTACGGTAGAGCGGTTAAATTACCTTTAATGTTACAAAATTTCACATCTTCATTTAATTATAATACAACCAATTTTGATATTACATTAACTTTTTACACTTACAAATATACTATGTTGGCTGAAATTATGATGGGGGCGTTAATAGCGACTCCAAATATGTATAAAAATAATTTAACAATTGAAACAAAAAAAGGAACTCCATCTCAATATGTTAATGTTAAAGATTCGGTAATTGAAAAAGGGTATCAGAAAGTTAAAGAAGTTTATAGTGAATATAAAACAAAAGGATTAGTACCTGAAGATTTTCCGGAATTAACCTTAGTTCAAATGAAATATAACATTTCAAATTTTATTAAAAATATTTTTGATTCTTTTACCAAACAGAATATGGAACCTTTAAATTATTTAAAGACATATCAAGACACGTTGTCAGAGTATAAGAAAGATGTTTTTACCGCAATAAATGGTTCTTGGTTTTCTAAAAATATGGACAATCAAAATTATATCGTATTAAAAGATAAAACAAAAATTTATACATTTAAAAAAGATATAACGGATTATAAAGGTGCTAAAAGTGAATTAGAAAAAAGTATAATAGATAAATATAATACTAAATTAAATGGTAATAAAACCGTTGGGCAAAATGGTTCGTATCAGATTGGTGGTAAAGGTGATAAATCAACGGCAATTAAATGTGACATATCTTTAAATGATTTTATAGTTAAAAACGTGAGTTTTGATAACGATATTGATTGGGTTGAAACATATATTGTTTGGAAAAAAGATAAAAAGAAATTAAATGAACAAAGTGAAGAAATAAAACTTTTTATAGATGAAGTTAAAAAATCAAATTTATTCAATACCGTAGAGACAACAGATAATAATGGTAATAAAAAAACCGTTAAAGATTGGTTTGTTTTTGAAAAATCAATAGAAATTAAAGACCCCGTAACTAATATAAAATTACCTACTAAAACATTTAATGATAAATTAAATGACATATCAAAAACTTTAAAAGAATATAAAGAAAAAATAGAAACTGATTTAACAAACGCTTTATCTGATTTATTACAAGATAAAAATTCAGGTATCGGTTTTGTACCGAACATAAGAAATGTTTTGGCGGTTATTTTTGCAAACTGTGAGGCATTTATTAGGTTATTAGATGATGTTCATAAACAAGCTTGGGATATAAACAGCGATGAGGATTTATTGAGACATAGAAAAAATGCAATATTCAATAATCAAGTTGCGGGAGCTTCACCCGATAATTTGGGAGACGATAAAACACCAATTTATCCGTGGCCACAATTAATTGTTGCAACCGCTGGTGAAAATGGTCAAGAAACTTATGAGATTAGATATCCAGGTGATGATGATTTAAAAACATTAACTAAAAGTAATATTGATGGAACTTGGCCTGAAGTAGAATTTGTCGAAGAATTTATTAGAGGATTAGTTGAAAAACAAACTATCACATCAAAAACAATTCCGGTTGAAAATAATGTTTTAGACATTAAAAGAATTAGTTTTGACGCTATTGAATTTCCAATAGGAAACGATGTTTATAGTAATAAAGAAGAAGTTAAATTCTTTTATGAGATTTACGAGAGAATACTTTTAATTTCTAATATGTCTAAATTATCTAGAGCATCCTTGTCAACAACTGATACTGATGAAATTACTAATTTAATTGCTGAATGCGAAAGTATTAATTTAAATAACAGTTTATCTAGTAATGACCCATTTTTGATTAAAAAATTAACCGATTATGGAATAAATGCGTCTAATTATTTGCTGATTCTAAGGCATTTTTCAAACCAAGGATTAGGTCAAAGTTGGCAAAATTATATTAGAGGAATATATAACACTTCTTATATTAATAATAGAATCATTAATGGACAATTCGATTTTATTAATAGTAATATATTAAACAGTGTAAAAACACAACCACAAGTATCAGTTGAAAACGAAGACAAAATTTCAAAATATATAACAGGGTCAACAACATCCAACGAGTTTGATTTTTCAGACACATACCCATTTATAAATGAAAAATGGTCAAAAGAAAATTTATCAAACTCATCATCATTTTCTAAAGTAAAAGATTCATTTAACACAACAAAAGTTTTAAAATACAATCAACAAAGAAAAATAATTACTAATTTTGTTGAAGGAGAAACAACTGAAAAGATAAGACCGATAACTAATTTTAATTACATATCTTTAAGTTATCCTTATGTCAGTAGTCCTGGAGACTTAAACGCCCAAACATTAAAAGCGTTTTATCAGAATAGAAGAATTAAAGACCAATTACCCACAGAAGGTAATATTGTATATAATGATTATACAAATCAAGTTAGACCAGAACAAACAACATCTATTTTTAATACCCCTTATTTTATTAATTCTATACAAGAAGGTATTCAAAATTTTAGAAATTTTTCAGAATATCCTTTTGTTTCTTCCGCATATTATTTTATTAATAGTTTACCTATTGCGACATTAAAAGAAAAATATAAAAGTTATGAAAACAACTCAATTACTGAGTTAGATTACATTTTTGCAACAATCAAAAAATTTGGAGCAATTCATAAAGTACCATACGCTTGGGCATTAAAGATAGGTTCGGTGTGGCATAGGTATAAAAAATACGTAGAAACAGGTGTTGATATTTTAGATAGAAGTTGGTCAGGATTTAGTTACACATATAACTATGACCCAACAACTCAAAATAAAGAAAAAGTGTATAGTTTATCTTTTAACAATTCTCAAATTGACATTGTATTACAAAAAGATACTACCATAGGAGCTGAATTATCCACGGTTATTAATACTGGATTTTATCCAAAATTAATAAATGATTTTAATGTATTTTATCAAGGGTATGAAATTTATTCTTCGTATTCCGAAAGTGATATACAATCAGGGTTTAGCTCAGGAGTTACTTTAAATTATGTTGATGATGCTATAATCAATTTGTATGAAGGTTTTGATGAATCTATACCAAATAGAGATTTAAGAATTGTACCTTGGTCTGTTACAGTGGATAGTTTTTTAGAACCCGATTCTTTATTTGTAATGCCATCACAAGGTTCTTTATTTAATCAAACGTTATCGGAGTGTTTTAATTTAAATACCGCACCAACATATAGACTAACAAATGAGGTTTTTGATAACTCCTCAATGTATAATGGCTCTGTGAGACTTTTTTGGGCGGCACCTAATTATGGGTATTTTGACGATGGTTTGGTATCAAAACCTTCACCCGAAGAATATCTAAAAACGGTATTAACAGGAGAAAGTATTCAAGAAAACTTTTCAATTAAATCAAGTGGTTCATATACAAAAATAAGTGAAATTTTTTCGGTTTTTGAAAAAGAAATTTTAGATAAATTTGAGACTATGTTTTTGAATTTTTCAAAATCTATCTACGACTCTGATTTAGGTAATTTAACTACGGACCCTGAAATATTCACAGAATCAGGAGGTAATAGCGAATTACCCTCAAACATTATGTTTAAAAATTTTCAATCAATTATGGTTGAAATGATGAAAATTAAAAAACAACCTTATACCGGAGGAACCGAATTTGTAACTACAATACAAAATAACCAATTACAAAAAATAGGAAGTGTGTTAAAATCTTTCTTAACATACGATGTAGTATTTAAACACGGCAATCCATCATCCTATGATATAAGATTATTTAAAACGTTTTCACAATTAGATTTAACCGACCCATATACTTGGGAAGATTATAGTGTTGAAACACCAAATTCATTACCAACAAGTAGTAATTCGGTCACATTATCACAATCGGTCTCAAATTTTCCAGAAGAGTGGAAGACGTTAAAATCATATGTTGGATTTTCAGAAATACCCGAATTAAAATACGATAACAACGGTTCTTATATAACTGATTTTTTTATTGATTTTAATGTGGCCTTTAAAAAAGATAATATAATTAGATTCGCTCCGATAATCAAAATATATGTGACACAAAAATTAATTAATAATAATATAAAAGTAGGGGATTTTTATAATTTAATGACGAGTTATTTAGGTTCTAATTTAAGCTTCCAAAACAAAATTTTGGATAATTTAATGATTAAAATTGCGACAAAATTACCTAAAACAACAATTACTGTTGATGTTAAAAAACCTTCAGAAGTTAATGGAGGAACTCAGTCAAAATCAGAATTGTATGAATCTTTTAAATCATTAAATGATAAATGGATTGCCGGAAACGATGTTAAAAATAAAACATTATTTGAAGATGTTCTATTATTGGATAGGGCTAGTAGAAATATTGGAGAAAAAATACTAGTCGATATTTTTAAATTACAAAATAGATTAGAAAATTTAGATTCTCAAATTGATGTGTTAGGGTTTGTTCAAACAATATTAGTAGAGAATCATTTTGTTGTTATGAATTTACCAACTTATGTTAATTTTTATAATGTGCAAGATGTTGTAAAAAACGCAATCCCAAAACCTGAAGGTACTTTAGAATTTGCAAATACTTTATTTGGAACATTTTTAAATGTTGATTATAGAAATTCTTCCTCTAAATTAGTTTGTTTTTACGGCGGAAAACCTAGTGAACAATTAGATTTAAAAAATAACGTTGATTATAGATTTAGAAATGACGCCTTTGAATTGAGAAGAGCGAGTGATAATCCGTTAGTGGAAAACCAAATTAATAAAAAAGATTGGGCTTTATCTAATAAAGTAGTTGGATTTAATGTAGACATAGGACCTCAAAATCAACAGATTTTTATGGGGTTTGATGTTAGCCAAACTGCCGGTAAAGCGACTGCCGAAAGTATTGAAGTTACTACTCAAATGGGTAATCAAAATCGTAATAGAAAAGGAGCGACTCAAAGCGTATCTTTATATAATTTATATAAAAATAGAAGTTATAGATGTCAAGTTACAATGATGGGTAACGCGTTAATACAACCAACAATGTATTTTAATTTAAGAAATGTTCCTATGTTTAGTGGACCTTATATGATATTGGAAGTAAGTCATAGGATTTCGCCAGGTTCTTTTACAACTTATTTTACAGGAGTTAGACAACCAACCGCTTCATTACCAATTCTTGATGATTATATACAATCACTAAGAAAAAATTTACTTCAATCCATAATTGAAAAATTAGAACAAGATAAGATTGAACAAGAAAGACAAGCAAATGCGAATAATCCAAAAAATAATACTGCAAGTAACACTTCTTTAATTACTGATTGTATAAAAAATGCTTATAAAGATTATCAAAAATTCTCGGCAATTACACCAACACAAACAACAATAAATGTTAGTGATATGTATAAAAAAATTGTAGATACAACACCAAATGTTATGTTACAAAAATTAATATTCTGCAGAATATACTTTAGCTCATTGGATAATTCAAACACTAACAGATTCACATCTGTTAACAATAATTACGCAGGAATTTTTTTAGACTCGAACAATAATTGGGGGGCAAACGGAGAAGAAAATCTGTCAAAGAAATTTTATTGTGCTCTTGGAAACACCGTAAATGCGGTTTTTGAAAATGAAGTGAAAGTTATTTCCTTATTGAAAAATAAATGGGAATCTAGAGTCGTTTCCGTTAAAGATAATATAACGGATATTACTAAATTCATAGTTAATAATTATGACGCCAAAACTAACAATAACGCTTACAATTCGCTTAATTCTGTTGATAGAGATAATTACACGAATATAATTAATAATGCGGTTAATTTATTTAACACATTAAAAAATAGATAAAAATAATTTTTTATTATTATTAGATATTTATAAATAAAAAGATTATGAATACAAAATTAATATTAGATAGTTATCTTGGTAAAAACACAAGAACATCTGAAAAAGACTTAGGAAATGGTTCTAAACAAGTTTGTGATTTAGACACTGGAGAGTGTTATACGGTTAGAATGAAAGACGGTCTTATTGAAAGGGTAGATAACACTATGAAGACTAATAAAAGAATCCAAGTTGAAACCACTACAGGTATAAAACAATTATTAAATGGATAATTAAAATGAGTATAGATAAAAAAATATTAGAAGAAATTAATAGGTACAAACGTATTAATAACTATATTAACGAGCAAGAAATGGCGGAATTACCTCCACCTCCGGCAGATGCCGCAGCGGCAGCACCAACTGACGCACCACCAACCGACGCGGTGACACCACCTCCAGTAGACGCGGCAGCGGGGGCTCCTCCTGCCGAATCAACACCTCCACCAGCACCTGTAGACACCACAACCGACCCTGATGTTGAAAAAATAGGTGACGAAAAAGAGGATAAGAAAGAATTAGATATTACTGATTTAGTCAACTCTCAAAAAAATGTTGAGGATAAACAAGAAGAATATTTTAATAATTTATTTAAATCTTTAAGTGATTTAGAGGAAAAATTATCCAATATGGATATGATTGTTAACAAACTAAATGATATTGAAGCGAAAGTTGAAAAATATAGAACAAAAACACCTGAAGAAAAATTAGAATTAAGAAGTTTGGATTCAGGACCTTTTAATCAGAAATTATCGCAATATTTTGAAGATAAACAAGACGATTTTGAAAAACAAGGTAGAGAAGAATATATCTTAACAAAAGATGAAGTTGAAGATTTTTCTCCATCAGAGGTTAAAAAAAGTTTTAGAAACTTTGAAGAAGGTAGAGACGATGAACCAAACGCATTTAACCAATTTAAATATTAAGTAATGGGGATGAAATTCCCCAACTAATTTGACATTACAAAGGCTGACACTTATATTTTATCATAAACAATTAAATAACACGAAAAAATGGCGACAAACAATTCACTCGACGCGGTACTGGCGCAGTACGAAAATTCAAAACAGGGGTCATCATCCACCTCTAAAATGTCTCAAGACGAAAGGATGAAAAAATACTTCGCGGCAATCCTTAAAGACAACGAAAAACAAGGACAAAAACGATTAAGAATTCTACCAACAAAAGACGGCTCTTCACCATTCAAAGAAGTTTGGTTTCACGAAGTTCAGGTAGATGGTAAATGGCAAAAATTCTACGACCCAGGTAAAAATGACAACGAACGTTCTCCTTTAACTGAGGTTTATGAAGAATTAATGGCAACAGGAAAAGAGTCTGATAAGAAGTTGGCAACACAATACAAACCACGTAAGTTTTATATTGTTAAAGTTGTTGATAGAGATAACGAATCTGATGGAGTTAAATTCTGGAGATTCAAACACAACTATAAAAATGAAGGAATCTTAGATAAAATTATTCCAATTTGGAGAGCAAAAGGAGACATCACAGACCCTGAAAAAGGTAGAGATATTATTCTTGAGTTAACCAAAGCAAAAACACCAAACGGAGCGGTATATACAGTAATTCAAACAATTATGTATGATGACCCGGCACCGATTCACGAAAAGAAAGAAACAGGCGATTCTTGGGTTAATGACGAATTAACTTGGGAAGATGTATACTCTAAAAAACCTGAAGAATATCTTGAGGCAATTGCAAGAGGAGAGACTCCACGTTGGGATTCAGATGCGGGTAAATACGTTTATGGAAATTCTGACGAACAAACAATTGATATGGGTAGTAAAAAATCTACAAAAGACCCACAGGCTGACGCAGAACCTGATGAAGATATGCCATTTTAAAATTTATTAATCATTGCGTGGACAAATCGTCCACGCTTTATTACATTTAACTTATGAAAGCGACGAATAACGAAAACAAAATTACAGAAAAAATGTATAAGGCTTTATGTGCCAAATACGAATCACAAGCTTTAGAGGCTGAGGCATCACTACTTGTTTATTTTACTTCACCTGTTGGAATTGGAGAACATCCACAACATATTGAAGAAATGGATAAACTTGTTGAAAAGATTGCAAACGCAAAAGACAAATTAGAAACAATTAAAGAATTCTATAAATACGAATAATTATGGCGATTAAGAAAAAAGAAATAACTTTAGATTCCATAAAATCTAAGTTCTCCACAAAAACTAAATATAAACCAGAGAGTTATTATAGTTGTGGAGATGCTTTTATGGGAGCTTGTGGGTTACCAGGTCCTATTATGGGAGGTATTAATATGTTCTTAGGGCACTCTAATAGTAGTAAAACAACCGCCATGATTTTGGCAGGAGTTGACGCTCAAAAGAAAGGACATCTACCCGTATTCATAATTACTGAAAAGAAATGGAGTTGGTCTCATGCGGTTGAACTTGGATTAAAAGCAGAACAAAATGAACAAGGGGAGTGGGACGGTGATTTTATTTTTAATGATAGTTTTGATTATATTGAACAAGCAACTGATTTTATAAATGAAGTTTTAGATGCTCAAGAAAAAGGAGAATTACCATATAGTTTATTATTCTTATGGGATTCTGTTGGGTCAATCCCATGTAAAATGACCTTTGAAGGTAAAGGTGGAAAAATGCACAACGCATCTGCTTTAGCGGATAGAATAGGAATGGGAGTACATTCAAGAATATCTAAATCAAAAAAAGAAGATTATCCTTATTATAATACTATGGTAGTAGTTAATCAACCTTGGGTTGATTTACCTGACAATCCATTTGGACAACCTGAGATTAAGGCGAAAGGTGGAGAGGCATTGTGGTTGGCATCTTCTTTAGTTTTTCTATTTGGAAATCAAAAGAAAGCAGGTATTAATCATATTACCGCAACTAAAAATGGTAGAACTGTTAGATATGCTATTAGAACCAAAATATCGATTATTAAAAATCACGTAAATGGTTTGGGTTATAATGATGGTAAAATTATTGCCGTACCACAAGGTTATATTTCCGATACAAAAGAGGCTTTGGAAGAATATAAAAAACAATATTCTAGTTATTGGAATGCTGTTCTTTCAGGTACAGGGGAAATTTTATTAGATGAAGAAGTTGTAGATAGTTTGGAAGACTAAAAAACAAAAAGTGATTAAAACATTATTGGTTGACGGAAACAACCTATTTAAAATAGGACTTCACGGAGTTAAGGATTATTACCATAATGCTAGACATATTGGGGCAATCTGGCACTTCGTGAATACTTTAAGAAAATTTATTGAAGAAAGTAATTTCGACAAAGTAGTTGTATTTTGGGATGGAAATGAGAATTCAGTTGCTAGAAAAACAATTTAACCTCAGTATAAAGAAAATAGAAGAGAATTAGACAACCCATTCAAAGAAGAATCTTCTAATTATCAGAAAGAAAGAATCAAACAATACTTAGAAGAAACATTTGTAAGACAAATCAATGTTGAAAAGAATGAGGCGGATGATTTGATATCATACTATTGTCAAATTTCAACTAACGAACACAAAACAATATTCTCATCCGACAAAGATTTAACCCAATTAATTTCAGAAAACGTAACAATATATTCACCTTCAACAAGACAATATTATAAGCATGGTGATAAGATTAGAATATACGATTATGAGTTCCCACACTATAATATAAAGACTTATAAGATATTATCGGGAGATAAATCAGATAATATTGACGGAATCTACTATTTGGGGGAAAAAACTTTAGTAAAATTATTTCCTGAGATACTTGAAAAACCAATTTCTTTTACCGATATTTTAAATAGAGCTGAAGAACTCTTAAAAGAGGACAAAGAGAACAAGGTATTAAAGAATTTACTAACAGGAAAAACAAAAACGGGAATATATGGAGAGGAATTCTTCGAAATCAATCAAAAGATTGTTGACTTATCAAACCCAATTAT